GATACGAAGCCAGTAGAGTGCTCCTGCTACGGTAAGGTATGCAGTAAGGCTGTTGCCTTGACTAAGTAACCTATAGAGGTATCCTTATCGCCTCCCTTTACGTCTTTGCGGTGATGGTGTTCATCACATATTACTTTTAACCGAGCGGTGGCGATTATGATGCTATACATAACGTCTTCAGATGTATAGTGCCCTTGGGCTATTAGTTGTTTGTTAGCTTGTTTTGTAGCGGCTATCAGACACCAGAACTTTGCTTCTGTAGTAATAATCCCCGAAGGCTTACCTCTTGATTCGTATTCTATGTAGAAGTTTCCGGACCAGTGTGTGCCGAAGTCAAACTTTACTTCGATTGTGTGGTCAGACAACATCTTGCCGAGAGCATTCTCTCCAACTTGACCAAGCTTTAGGTCGTACCGAAAATCGCTATTATAATCCATTACAGCTTATCTACAATCATATATGAGTCTAGGTCCTTGCCCTCAATAAAGAACGTCTTAAAACGCTCTATAGCCAGCTCTACCTTCTGCTCTCCATCAAATAGGAACTGCTCTGACACGGTAAATAATCCTATGTCTAAACTCTTCTTATCTATAGCTATAAAGTAGAAGTCTTTTACTCCAAATATCTGCGTATAGATATAGGCTTGCATATCATACCCGTACTTACGTGCGGAGAATCGAAAGTTAGAACTAAGGTCTGTTGTCGTCTTGATGTCAGCGATAAAACCTTCCTCCAAATTAAGGATGTCAGCCTTAGCCCTAAACGGAATACCAGATAGCATACCCACTCCCGGCTTCTCGAACGTCGCCCCCTCTAGGTATTTACTTACTATTTCATTGCGATTAAACGCACCTACAATTCTCATAGCTGAGTCGTACTCTGCTGAGGTAACAACGTCCTTCTTAGACGCCTCCTTAAGCTCTTTAAAAGCCTTTGTAGTCTTTCCCTTGGTACTGGATATATCGAACCTATTTTCGAGCTCGTGAGGCTCTAAAATCATCGTATGAATAAGCTTACCCATAAGGAGAGCCGGAGAATCCTCCTTCTGTCCATACTTAGTTACGTAGTAGTAAGTCTTAGGAGACTCTAAGAGCATCTTACAAGCAGAGGATGATAGAGCGTGCTTGCCGAGATGGCCATAGTAGAAGTCGTCATCTACCATTAGACTCAAAAGGTCTGGAGCGTTATACTCCTCGCCGTTGAGTAGTGTTATAATATCTTTCATTTATGTTCAATTGAGGGTGTTTTATTTAATTTTGGGTTGAGCATACTAGCCGTCGCAGCTACCGCATTCTGGGTCCATAGCTTTTGCAGCTAGGTCGCCCCTAAGGACAGACTCAGTACGCATATAGTATAGGGTCTTGATACCCTGCCGCCACGCTTCCATATGTACTTGGTTAATCCATTTTGGAGTGGCCTCAGAAGGGAACGCTAGATTTAGGCTAACCGACTGGTCAACGTATCGCTGCCGCACACCTGCTTGCCTTATTAGTTCAAGTTGATTAATTTCCTTAAAGGTCTTAAACACATCCTTAATGGGAATGATGTCATCTTTGTGTTCACAATCACTAACTCGTACAAGCTTGCTGTTTAGGTATCCCCAGTCGTCAAGCTTATCAAGGTTCTGCACTGAACCACCATCTAGTAGAATCTGGTCCCAAGAATCTTTATTGTTAATACCAATCTTTCTAAGTGCTCTCTCTAGGGTTGGGTTCTTACGTATGAACGTACCCTTGGCGGACTGCTCGGTAAATACGTTTGCGGCCCAAGGCTCAATGCCTGCTGATACGTTGCCACTGAGCTTACTATTGGAAACGGTAGGCGCTATAGCACGGAGGTGGGTGTTACGCATACCAGTACCCCTGCACCATAACGGCTCGCCGTAGGCCTTAGCCATATCGCGACTAGCACGGTCTGACTCATCTTTTATGTGAGAGAAAATCTTACGAGTGTGGAAATGTGTTTGCAGTCCTTCAAACGGAATCCCCTTTTGTTGTAGATAGGTGTGCCATCCGAGTACTCCCAGACCAAGTGCCCGTCCCTTTTCAGCAGAACGAACCGAATTTTCGAAGCCCCGCATATTCTTGGCTTTCTGAATGAACTCTTCAAGCACACCATCTAAAAACAACGTACTATAGTACACAAGTTCTGTATTACACCATTCGTCATACTTGGCTAAGTTCAGTGATGACAAGCAGCATACAAAGCTGTGCGAGTCGTCAGTATGTAGTACAATCTCAGAACAGATGTTAGTCATATATACCTTTAGACCGTTTGTCTTATATGCGTCGGGGTTCTGCTTGTTTACGTTACCTCGGTACATAATGTAAGGCTCTCCAGTAGCCTTGCGCTTTTGTAATAACTTACTCCACCTACGGCGGGCATCGCTATCACCCTCTTCAAGCTTACACATAAACTTATCACCTATGATAGCACACTGATGTAAGTTCAAAGACTGACGATTGACGTCGCCCTTAGGCTCACGAATCTCAATCCAATCATCGAAGTCTGGGTGGTCGATATTTAGATTCACAGAAGCCGCGCCTCTACGTACATTACCTTGTGATGTAGCGAGGATAGTAGAATCATAAATCTTACAGAACGGAACAACGCCATCTGTGGTGCCGTCGCCGTTACCAATGGGAGAACCGGAAGGACGAATCATATTGATTCCAATGCCAACTCCGCCACCGTGCTTAGCTAACATCATAAGCTCTAGGTTCTTAGCGCCGATGTCGTGGACGCTGTCTGCAACGTCTATACCAAAGCAACTGATAGGAAGGCCACGGTCGGAGCCAGTGTTAGCTAGAACCGGTGTAGCCAAGCATAGCCAGTTATTCCATATATACTCAAAGAACTTAGGGGCAAGCTCTGGTCGCTTCAGTCTGTTCGCTGCCGTTGTTGACACGCGCCAGTACGCGTCCTTAGGGGACTCTTCACCTATTAGGTATCCTTTGCTGATTGTCTTTAGATATACCTCCGTATCACCCCACTCTGGGTAATCAATTCCTGCTTGCCAGTTATTTTTCATCTTGTATTTTTTCTATTTCGTTGACAATGTTGTCGTAAAGTATAGAGTGCTTTTTGCTTGTCTCTATTAAGTTCTGCAATGAACGCAGGGCTAGCGATACACTTGCGTGGCCCTTCTTATTGAACGCCTTCGCAAGACTCACGTGAGTGATATTTGTGTAGTTGTATAGAATCTTATAGGCGATGTGGCGTGCTGCCACTACTTCACCCCTACGAGATACAGAAAAGAGAGAGGGCCTATTGACCCCCGTCTCCATACAGATAGTATCTATGATACGCTCTTGAAATTTATTTAGTCCCATATTGATTCGAAGTCTTCTCCTTCGCTTGCTTTTGAGTAATCTGTTGACCGCATAGCGAAGAAATCTGTATGCGTAACGCCTCCGGTAAGGTGATAAAACCAGTCAAGTTCTCCTGCTGAGTCCTTATCATACTCAAAGATAGCGCTATAGCCGAGCTCCTGCAACTTCTCATTAGCTCTTTTTTTGATGAACTCCTTTAAGTCTTTGGCTTTCAGGTTCTCAAGGTCTCCCATCTCAAACATCTTATCGATAAAGTTTACCTCCATCTGCACGGCAAGGCGAGAGGCTTCTTCTACCTCCGCACGAACAGCATCTCGAACCTCAGGATACTCCTCACATAGTTGATTAAACAATGTGATTCCCATCGTACTATGCAGGCTCTCGTCACGGACACTCCACTTCATCTGTTGACCGATGCCCTTTAATAGGTTTCGCATCTGGAATGAGTATAGAACAGCGAACGAAGAGTATAGAGCTACTCCTTCCGCTAATGCTGAGAACACGGCAATCGAGCGAGCCACATCTTGACGAGCTTGAGAGCTGACCTTAAGGGTGCTGTGGTTATATTCAGCCTTCGTGTTGACAAGATTCTCAAAGCGTGCAGCAGTGGCAGGCTCGTGGAGAAAAGCTTTGAAGTCATCGAGGCCAAGGGTCTCATTTAAGTAGCTGTATGCAGCCGCGTGGATTGTCTCCTGCGAACCGAATGCCATAGCCATCTGCTTAATCTCGTGCTTAGGGAACCACTTGGTAACCATACCGGTCCAGTAGTCGGCAACAGCTGTCTCTGTCTGTGCGAAGCCTAGAAGTATGTTACCGACAAGGTTACGCTCAGCATCCGTAAGATTCTCACGAAAGTCTTTTACGTCGTTCTGCATCGGGATTTCAGTGTGCAGCCAGAAGGCTTGCATCTGGAGCATCCAACCTTTAGTGAAGTATACTGGATATTCAAAGGGTTTGTACTCTATACGTTCATCGAAGATTCCCATTGTTTTGGATTATATGTTAGACAAAAAAGGTCACCAAAGTGACCGAAGAAAAGGGGTTGCGAATGTAAGCTTTAATAGCTTTGTAAGCTAATTGTTTCTCACTTGGCTAAACTTAATAGTATCAGGCAGATGGCCAAAAACATATTGTGTTACAGAGCACAACCACATACGAGAACCGCTCTTTTCGTATATAACTCCGTCGTGTTCCCATAGGTGATACCACGCTCCTCCATCACCTGTGTCTTCGTCTTTGACAAGGAGTCCGTCGTGCTTGTGTGCACAAGTGTTGGGGCATACCAACAAGGAGCATTTGTCCCCGCTGTCTGACAGGAAGTCTAGGAAGTCATCAGCACCCTCTACCATTTGTAGTGATGCTTTTTCTCCTTCCCAGTCCGGTAGGTCTACATACCAGTTACCGTTACTCTCCTTCGTGAATGATAGTGGCAATGCCTCTGTTGAGGCTTTCAATTCTGATTTCATTTACTTTTTTTATATTTCTTGATTCAACATATGTTTTTGCTAAGTTTGCTGCTAACTCCTTAGCTTTCTTTTTAGTCATCGTATCGATAGCCTCCTTCCATTCCTCAGGTGTTGAGCATAGGATACCATTGTATCCATTGACTATATAGTCCTTGTATGGGGAGACATTTGAAGCAATGACAGCTGTGCCAGTGAACGCCGCTTCTACGAGCTTAAGGTCCGACTTGCATTCATTGAAGATATTCTTCTTTAGTGGAACCAGTAGAACGTCAAGGTTCTTATACACTTCTGCGTAATCAAAGATGTTAGTCCAAGGTACAGGGTGCGAAGCCTTTAGCTTATTGACGTATTTCTCTACGTTGGTACAATAAAGAGTCTTACCTTCAAATGTATATCCGATTTCATCGACGTCATCGTTATGAGAACCGGCACCAGTATATCCAAATCTTAACTCTTTGGATTTTACTTTCTTATGACTCCATTGCTTAGCGTCTGGGTCAACGGCATTAGGAACTATAACAACATCAGCCTTTGGTGCTAGGCGCTTTACATACTTCGCTAGGATTTCTGAAGGAGTCCATACGACATCCGCTATCTGTAATGTTTTCTTAATCATATTTCCTACTTCTTTTTTCCATAAATTGTAATTAAAGTTATCTTTGTTTAGAACCCAGTAGTCATCTACGTCTACAATGATGCGAATATTGTTAGCGCGTTTCATAATATGACGAAAGTGTTTATGGTTCCTAGCGTTTACAACCCTAGGGATTACTACGTTACTGACTAAAGTCAAGTCCATATCTACCATCTCCTTAAGTTCTTTGACGAGATGTATTTTATCGTAGCCGGAGTTCATAAGGTTTTGAGCCGGCACCATAATACGGTGGTAGTTAATACCGTTTATGTCATCCAATAAGATAATAGTATACATTACATTCCCTCGGAGTGCTGTCGAATAGCAGAACGAATTAATTCAACCTCTAGCCTGACTTTCTTTATGTAATTGTCAACTAATATCTTGACAGCATCTTGGTCCTCGAGTGGTTCTCCGTTCTTGTCGTGCAGAGACTCATATAGTTCTGTTGTAGTCTGAGCAACAAAGTTTGTCGCCACAAAATACATCCGTGAGAGTTCACTTACTTGCATCGGAGATTATTTTAATAGTTTCGTCTACTTGGTTTTTGTTCTTCGGGATGAAGAAATGCCAATCATACATACCATTCTCTTTGCAATGCTTTAAAAACATTTTCCAACGCAGAGGAAAGTCTGCCGACATAACGTATCCTTTAGTCTCTATAACAAATTTATGCTCGTAGCTCACGAAGTCTGGAGTATATATTATTTGGAGGATTGTTTTGTTAGAACTTTCCACAAGGTCTCCCTTTTTCGGAACAGACTTGTAATAAAACTCTGGACCTTTAAAAGAATCCTGGAGAATATACTTGTGCTTTTCGTACTCGAAGTGAGTACCGCTTTCTTTGAGGGCTTGGGCGCAGTACGCTTCGAGGCCCGACTTGTATTGGCCCGTTGTCTTGGCTCTTGTTTTGTTTTTTGCATTTTTCTTTCTTTTAAACACTTAGCAAAAGTAAACTAATATATTTTAGTAATCAAAATATTTTAGATAAATCGGTAGAAGTTTCTAACGGAATTTGTTGAGGCCTTTGCTCAAACAAAGGCACGAACAAGCGTGACGAAGAGCCCTGCAAACATCCAAAGGAAGTGTAGTGCTTGTTCATCTCAAAGGTAAGAGGCGAGAAAAGAGGAGTCGGCATACCACCAGACTCTACCTCGCGCACTTTGCGTACGTGAAAGTCAATAGTACGGCGTGTAGGCTCATCTTCGTGCTGGATTTTTCTGTGGACAGTAACGAACCCATCGGCACGGTTAACGAACTTCGAGCCACCCTCAGTGTCTGCGGCCATAGGAGCAACGGGATGTCCGTCGTCTCCAATTCGGCGTTGAGACTCTGTAACTGCGTGGGTGTTAAGCCATACAGCTATACTTTTAGCGTTCGCGAACGTAAGTAATTCTGATGCTGCCTCGTAGTGATACTCGTGCACACCTATAGATGCTCCATTGGCCAAGTCAATCTTTAAGCTGTTGTAAGGGTCTACAAATAAACCATCAACCTGCTGGCCCCTTATAAGCTTCTCGGTAAATATCATAAGGTCGTAGTACGAGTATACCTGCCGGTTAGATATTACTATGAAGTGCTCTTGTATCCACTCAAAAGCTAGCTTACGCTGCGCGTAGTTCATATACTTTAGCGGCATACCCGTCACGAACTGCATAAGCTTGTACTTAATGGATGCTGTTCGGTTCTCTGAGGAGTATACAACCCACTTCCATCCGTGCCTCATAGAGGCGGTCACCATCAGGTATAATATAAATGTAGTCTTACCTACGTTGCTGTGTCCATTAACAATAAAGAACTCACGCTTAAACCTAAAGAACTTATCAAAGTATTCGTTACCGGTATCAAGACCAACCTCCACTTTCCCTTCGGCGAGGTCGTTAATCCAACGAAAGTCTTCGTCGTCCGAGGATACGAATGACATATCTCCGTCGTTAATAAGCATCTCACGTTGAGCCTTGTCCTCTTGCTCTACGATTTCACGTATAGGGAGCTTCTTTCCTTTCTCAATGCCGTCTACTATAGTCTTTCTAGCTAAGTCTTCCGACTCTATCTCGCGCTTTGATATCTCACGTAGAAGCACACGAACAACTTCATCCTCTTCCATCCTTCCGGCGGCTACATATCCGCCACATAAGACGCTTGCCTTGAGTAGAGTAGCGTGCTTCTCTCCATCTGAGGCGTTCCGAATCATCCGCGCTGCGATGTTTAGCTTATGGTAATCTGTGTAGCTGTCAACAGACTTACTCTCTTGGTGTACGGATGCTTGCTCGGTAAGTATATGACCGAAGGGCTTAGCAAACTCTTTGATTACAATCTCTGGGTCGTAAGACTCAAAACAAGCCCTAGATTCGTTTACTCCACTAGGGTCAATGTCAATACCATATTGTTTATCAAAGTACGTTTGTAGGGCACGGAAATGGTCTCTGTGTCGCTCTGGGTTGGTTACCTGCACGAGGGCCTTGAGTCCATCTCCGGATGGAGACACCCAACAAGCAAAGACATACTCGTCCGTAGATAGTATTGGCTTTAGTTTTGGTACGTCTACGTGGTCTAGGTCAATGACTATGATACCACTATGGTCGTGAAGCGATGAGTCCTTACGCTCAAGGAATGCGCCGCTCCATAGAACTATAGGGAGTGTTTTCTTTTGGTCCTTATCGCCGGCCCTCAGTAAATCAATCGTATCGCTGCTCTTGCCAGTCTTGATACGTTGAAGTGCTGCTTCCGCTGATATATGGTGTGGATGATTGGTTTGAAGGATATCCTTGAATATCGTCACTGTGTTTTGTAGTACGCTCATTTTCAATTGCTATTTTAAGTAAGATTAAGTAACCTATTAGGTCTTGGACTGTGTCCTCAGTTGAATCATTGATTCCTTTGTTCTTGATTCTCATTAGCTTATCATCAATCCGACAAGCTATGTTATCAACCGCAGAGCCACTCGCAAATATATTCGATGGCTTTAGTGCGCTGTCTCCGTACGCATTGTTTTTTTCTAGTAGTAGGTCACGGACAGAGTTTGAGACCTCTACTATTTGTTCAGCTGTTGTTTTCATTTTTACCAATTAAAATCATCTACCCATATCGGAGTACGTTCTCCAACGTAGGCTGCAAAAGTATTATATTCTGCGAACTCAGAAGCCTCCTCGAAGTCTCCATCCATATCTTCTGCTAGTATGTCAACAACTTTCGAACGTGAATATACTACTCGAAAAGAGTCTGGTTCAAAGCCAATGATAGCATCATCAAGTCCGTCGGCAAACAAAATACCTTCGTCGTCGTGACCCGAATATAGTTCTATAATTAATTCTCTCTTACTCATAAATTTGTGATTCACCCACTTGTTTTTTAGTGAGTATTTTGGTTATTAATATTCTGCGTTCTCCTTTGTAGTTCGACCCATACAGCTCGTCATTGAGTCTGTCTATTGTTTTAGTGTCCCTAGTCATTATCTCAACAGCGTTGTTATATTTAGAGACAGCCCAGGTTTTTTTGATTAGCGTTTGCTTTGTCTTCCGATAAGATACTTCTATGTCGTAAAGATATATTGGGTAAGCCATTTTGTTTTTTTATTGTATGCATCTCTTATTACCAATGCAGATTCAGTTATAATGCTATCAGTTTCCAAGCTTATTGATAATGCCTTGTTAAACATCTCCCTGCTTTCTTTGATACCGATATTCCTCCAATCCTTACCTAAGCAGTACTCCATAATTTTATCTGCCTCGGGTCCAAGATTATTTCTAAATTCACTTATATTAACAAACATTGTCTTGTTTTTTAGTAAATAAACTGGACATTTTATTGTGTGCAGTAGCAGTCGCTATCGCCTTCATTAATCTGCTGGGTTGTACGTAGGCATACTGGGCAGGTCTCTGTGGTTTCTGTTTCCATTGTTTTTATTTATTGATTGGGCGATAGCCTATGTTGTACAAGGTGTCGGTATCGGCGGCTAGGAGTACCTCGACTCCGCGTTTGATTGCGTTATAAGCGACTTCAATGTCATTGTCGGTCTTCATATTCTTATATAGTACATCAAGTTGTGCTTCAAGGTCTTTTATAAGGTTGTTGACGGCTCGTTTGATATTGTGACGATACAGCGGTGTGGCCTGCAATTCATCAAGCAGTTCGAGTTGAACTTGCATAATGATTAGCAGCTTCACGAGTTTTAGTTCTATGCTTAATTCGCTCATTTCTATTTTCTTTTTTGTACATTTAACATTAAATTAACATTCTATGAAGAAACTTTTATTGGTTTTAGCAGCATTAATTGCTACATCTTGCGCCTCAGTAACTCCAAACAGCTTTAGTACTTTGACGAGCTGTGGCGTGGGTGGGTGTACAAACCCGACAATACATCATCACGTTTTTTTTGAGTAGACTTTTTGTCTTTCCCTAATAAGCGAGGCATATTTATTACAATCCATCGGCAGAAGTCTTTGGAATCTAGCTCGTTTAGTTTGTCTTCGACTTCTTCAATTGCTGTCTTATTCATTTTATTTGTCAACTTATTGGTTTATATTTTGGTTAGCGGTGTCAACCTATTGGTTTAATAACTATATTATTTTTATACTGTGGGTATAAGTTTGGGCGGCTATAATCATCATTAACAACGATAGAGCTTTATAATGCAAGATAAAGGGTTCATCTATATTCTGCCAAATCAGGTTATCAAGGGTACATTTGGCGAATTATAGACAACAGCTCGGAGAATATCCGAATTAGTTCGTGACAAAAAACATAGCAGATTTGTTACGAGGGTTTGTTCCAATCACTATACTTAAGCCCCCACTGTACGTTCATCCACTGCATTTCTTTCTCGGCTAAGGTTTTGTTTAGCTTGAGATTTTTACGCAGGTAGTCTACCCCCCAGGCCTTCCACTGGTCACCCTGATTCACAGTCATAGTCCAGTCGGACCACCAGTTGTCAGTCCTCCCCTTGATGTCTTCGTAGGTAACATTATGTCCGGCAATAACAAACATCTGATTAAGTAAATCAATCACCGCTTGCTCACGCTTTTGGTCTCGGGTTAGTCTTTTTTTAGTTTCCATAGTTCGTATGTGCTGTTTAACGTGTTGAATTTAATATAATCCTCTCGCTCCTCCAAAATTTCTGTAACAGGGCTAGTTTGCCAAGTAAAAAACTGGTTGAATGGAGACATAACCAATGAATAACCAATTGCTGGTTTATCGTGACGGGCTTTAAACTTATTTTCTCCATTCCACTCAACCCACATTACTTCTTTAGATTGGTTAGTTAGTCCGTCTCGTTCACGAACTAATTTCCAATTGAATTCGTTTTCAATTACACCTTGTTCAAGAGCAATCTTCATAACATTATCTTCTAATGTCATTGGAATTTTAGTTTGTTTGAGTTTGCTCATTTCTCTTTGGTGTTAAATGATGTCATTCCTATATTCATATCTGCATTTGAAGTAGAATCAATACTTAATTGAGCCCATTTCAATTCTTCCGTACTCCAAGATATTAAGGTTTCTAACATTTCAATTTTCTTCTGTTTGGATAAAGTATGATAAGTGTTCCATACTCTAAACACTTCTATTCCAAGACCAGGCTCAACTTCACTGGTAAGTAAGCTATAGGCGTCTGTCTCAATTAACTCTTTTATTGGTGTTCTCATTTCTTTTTGGTGTTATGCGCCTATTTTTAATAGGTTGCGCCTATTTCTCTTTGGTGTTAGTATTCCAATAGTATTCACATTGCCCGTTCTTGATAGGTACGCCAAAGAAAAACGACTGATACATTCCCGTCTCAGCGGTGAAGCGGTAACAGGTTTCTTTGAGGGGGCAGCCCTCTCCTGTGCATTTAGTTATATCGGTCATTTTTATTTAATTTAAAAGAAAAAGACTCCGTTAATCAGGGCGGTAGCTTGCCGCTTACTGAATCCTAATGCGCCATAAGCGGGCGGAGTTCTAATTCCTCGTTGGTGTTAAAGGTTTTCAATTTCTTGTTTTACTTCTTCCCAATAGATGTAGAATGAGTCTGACAAATCACTACCAACCATTGCGCCAAGACCCAACATCTCATTAACTGCAACCAATGCACATTGCCTTGTTTGTTCAAAGTTTTCATCTGAAAAATCATTCAATGTATAAAATAGGAATTTCTCAAATAATTCCTTTGCTTTCTCTTTTGGTGTTTTCATTTCTCTTTGGTGTTAACGGTTATAAAATTGTTTTGTCTTAACTACTTTTCCGTTTACAAGAATTTGTCGTAGTCCTCTATCATTACCTATACCCATTTGTTTATGAGCAGGATGTGCATCTACAAATGCACCATCAATAGGGTTCCAATTGATTCTACTTCTCCAAGGAGTCCTTGTTTCAATCGGCATAGAAAGTTCTACTTCATCAGCAGCATATAGTTTGTTTCCAACACTATCTTCTCCAAGATAGTATTTTAGTTTATGCTGCTTTTTGAATTCTCTAAAAGATGTCATTTATCGTTGGCGTTAAAGGTTAACTGAATCAATAATATAATCAGTATCGGGTTGAAGTATTTATGATAGTACTAGCATCTTTTCTAACCATTTTGTTTCCCATAATACATCCACAAATACCACTTCCGCCATTAGCAGGATTACATCCACAGATAGTATGATACGGAACTAAATCATCATTAGGAACAGTAATAGTTCCGTTGCCTTTCCACCATTCATTACTAGTCCAGATAGGGGCATCTTCAACTTTCTCATAGGTCTGATGAAAGATGTCTTGCTTGCAAGGGTAGTATTCACCTTTGACTCCACGAATAATAAAGTCTCCAATAGAAGCAAGATGCTCTCCTTCTAGTGTTTTGATGATTAATCCACCCTCAACCTTATTGTGGTCAATGTAGAAGTGCTCTCCGCTTACTTGCATTGATTCTTTATCAAAAGCATTTTCTGTAAGGAAGTCAAACATTTCTCTGTGATTCACACCAGTCCATTGAACAGCATCAATCACTACTGGTTTCTTTTTGTATTTCATTTATCATTGGTGTTAAAGATTATTGCCATCTAAAAAAGTCAGAATCCATCTCTTGCTTATAGCCAACGAAACCATACATAGCAATAGCCAAAGCATAGTACATTGGAATAACGATGTATATTAATGGGTGATATGGATTGAGTCGCTTAAGTGTGTATGTTCCGTACTCATTTACGTGCGTCTTCTTTTGTATCACATACAAACGTTCTAATAGTTCTCTCATTTCTCGTTGTTTTTGTATTCTTTATCAAAAGAATTTGCAATCTCACGGGTGGTTAAATCTCCGTACTTGAAAGCAAAGTCAATCATCTGCTCCTTCTCAATTCTTTTTGCTTCTCTAATATCAAGTGGTGTGATTGTACCTTGCATCTCCCACATATTAACAAGCCATTCTACTGCTGTCCGTTTCATTTCTCGTTGGTGTTAAAGGTTTCGTTATACTGCTTTGCTTCATCTAGGTAGGATAAGATGTGTTTGGTGTCGTGGTGGTTTATCTCACCCATCTCTCCCGCTTTAAGTACATCTTCTTTGGTGTACCCCATCTGCTCTTTCTCCATTTCTTTGGCTTGTTCAATGTGCTCATACATTTCAGCGTATGATTCTTTGTTTGCAAATCTCAATGTTTCTGCCAACCATTCTACTGCTGTCTCTTTCATTTCTCGCTGGTCTTAAAGGTTTCGTTATAGTATCGTTGTGGATTAAATGAATCAAATTCTAAATGATAATGACCCTCTTTGTAGGTAGCAATAATCTGCTCCTTCTCCATTTCTTTTAAATCACTAAGTATCTCCATTGCTTTTCTAAGCCCTATACGATACTCTCCAGTGCGTTTAGTTAGAGCATCTGGGTTTTTCGATTTGACTATGGCTTGATAAATTTGTTCTAATGCAATATCAATTACTGTCTGTTTCATAACTTTTCTATTTCTTGTTTTACTTCTTGGTAATACTGAACTGCTCGGTGCTCTGTGAAGAAAGTTTGCCCATTTGCTGTTAATCCGAAATTTTGAAGTATCTCATCAACTGCGGTTAGTGCGCATTGTTTAGACAATCGCCAAGCAGTTTCTGTGTAATGCTCATCTTTATCATTAATGAATGTATCAAGACATTTACCAATTAACTCTTGTGCTTTTTCTTTTGGTGTTTTCATTTCTCGTTGGTGTTAAGGGTTAGTAAGCATCCATACACCAAACCACAGGTGTAATATAATTGAACCAACAGCCGCCAATTTTAGTGGTAACTCTGTTTGTTTTGACGCTCTTACGCCGGAGCCTACTGCTCCGAGCAGGAGGTAGATTGCGATAATTGTTTTCATTTCTCTTTGGTGTTAAATCTTAAATTGTAGTATTCTTCTGCGATGCCGTTATTAGGGTCAAGGCGCTGCATTTCCATACCTGTGTGGAATGACTCTATGATTTCAGCCATCTCTTTCTCAAGCATTGATTCTGCCTCATCAATTACATTAGACAATGCTTTTTGATAACCAGTCTGCCACTCATTTGATGCGGTCATTTGTTCTGCCTTGAGACTTTGAATAAGTTCTTGCATTGGTGTTTTTTTCATAAGCAAATTTATTTGCGGTGAGGAGTGCAACGACTCATTTCTCGTTGGTGTTAAAGGTTTTCAATTTCCTTGTAGTATTCTCTAACCTCATTTTTAGTTAGGCGCTTTACCCAATCCTTACTTGCATATACAGGCATTGATTTTCTACCGTGAGGTTCTACTACAATTTCATCTATATCGCATTGTGATTGCAATTCTACATCAGATATTGATGCAAGAACCCATACCAATGTTTGATTTTTAATTTCGTCAGTTATTTTCATTTCTCGTTGGTTTTGTATTCTTTATCAAAAGCATCTGCAATCTCACGGGTGGCCAAATCTCCGTACTTGAAAGCAAAGTCAACCATCTGCTCCTTCTCCATTTGTTTGGCTTGTTCAAACCATTCTATTTGCTCTTGAACCATTGTTGACGGGTCAAATAGTTTCTCCATCAAAAATTCTACTGCGGTCTGTTTCATTTCTCTTTGGTGTTAAATTCATTTTCAGTATAGAAGTCCGTGCCTTCGTTGTCTTCTGGTTCGATGCCATTCTTAATCATATCAACGATTAGTAACAGCTCGGTCATTGTCAGTTCTATTTTCATTTCTCTTTGGTATTCCAATAGTATTCACAATCACCATCCTTAATAGGAGAATCAACAAAATAAGATTGATACAACTCGCGAGGTGACGTGTAGCGATAGCAGGTCATCTTGAGGTCGCAATCTGCGCCACTACATTTAGTTATGTCCATCATTGATTGTTTTCATTATCGTCATACTCTTCGTAGTGTTCTCCGGTATTACCATTCTGCATAATAACCCTCATACGTTCGTCAAGTCTCTCCTGCTCTAGCAGGTCTTCTTGTTTTGCTTTAGCAATGCAGCACGCCTTACGGAGTTCGTTATAAGCAATCTCGGTTTTCCAAGGTGGGCAGTTGCATTGGTTGTCGACGCTATCTTGGCTATCACCTGGGTCATCCCAGAAAACAAACTTCATATCTGAGCCGGGGCCTTTATTAGTCATAATCGATTCTATTTTTATAAATGATGTCTTCAACAATAGTCTTAGCGTCTATGGTTCCGAGCCTTATTGCATCGGCGTGGTCTTTTGCACGTATAACGACAAAATTATCGTTAGCCTTGCCTAGAACCAACAACGACAAAAAGTTTGGCATTATCGAATTCATAAACGGGTCAAAGTTAAGCATACTGCCATCGCTTGTAGCAACCGCAATACCCATAACATATTCTTTATCGCCTTTCTTAAAAACAAAAATGGGGGACTTATCCGATAACGGAATCATCCCCCACTCAAGGCATAGCAGTCTCGAAATCGAGAGTTGCATTAGAACGGCATATCGTCGTTGCTGCTTTGCTTAATGCTTACAGCACCTTTAGATGATGGGTCCCAAACACTCATAATTGTGTATGGCTTTTTGCTCTCTTTCGCTACGCCGGAACGTACCGTTAGAAATGCACGACCCTTCTCGGTCATATTCCTTTGAAGGGTTTCGATATCTTGCTTTGAGAGCGAGAATCGCAGGTTAAGAGTGGGCGACTCAACGTAGCCGACCATCTCGTCTTTCTTATCTTGCATAAGACTTGGGGTTTTGGTTAATTAAAAAGAAAATTTTTGTACGATACGTAAGTATCTCGGTACACATTGTCAGACTCGATGAGTTGGTCGTGGCGGTCAAGGTAATAAATGATTAGCGGATGCTTTAGACCAGTAATCTCAGAAATTGTAGCGTTGGTAATACCTTGGTTACGAATTAAGAAGTTAACGAGCATAATGCGAGCCGTTACGACGCGCCTACGGGCGGACTTAGACATCGAGTCGACACCAAAGTATTTATTGCTTCCAGAGATGAAGCCTTCAATTTGTTCTGGAATCGACTGAACTATCATTTTACGAACTTCTCTAGAGCCAAGACTTGCTTCTCAGAGAATTTATCTCCGTACTTAGTGACGACTTGACTATAGGCTTCGCGCTTATTACTAGCAGCCTTGATGTAGTTGACAGACTTTTCGAACAGAGTCTCCTCCTTCTCGGGCTCAGATGCCTCTGTAACTTGCTGCGGGGCTTCTTGCTTAGCAATCGCTGTCTCTACCTCGTCGGCAGTAGCGATTGAAGTGTCGATGCCTATACCTAGCATACCTAGGGCCCGCCCAACGGCAGAGGTTTCGCAGTTCTCGATATACGATGTTCTGTTGATGTTTGAAGATGACTTCTCCTCGTGAGCAAAGCCCGTACTGACTATCCTGCCAGCCTCATCACGTACCACGGCACGGATAATTACTGACTCGCTATCAACGGCGTATATCTCGGTCTCAAGACTCATACTCTTGAACTCGGGAAGAGCACGAAACGCTTTGACACGCTCGTTAACCTCAACGTATTGCTTGCCCTTGATGTTGGTTGTTTTGAATTTATGTTGTGACATATTGATTTAATTTGAATACAAATATAAGAAAGGTTGAAGCATTACACAATAGCGGAACGCTTTTTTTGTCGCTCTAGAAAGTCGACCCACATACGTGCAGCAACTGCGCGACGTTGTAGTATGAATGGATATTTGGTTTTTAATTGCGCCATAGCGATACGCATAAATTGGTCTCTCATTGATTTTTAATTATAGTAGTTGATACCTGTCCATAAGACCCATAGAGGCTGTCCCTAGTAGCATCAGAAGAAAAGAATTGATTAAGTTGCCGTCTAGCATAGAAGCCATACTAAGCAGAAAAAAGATTGTTATGATTGTGAATCCAATCTTCTTGAATGTGGCCTTACTCATAATTTTATATTGAATGATAGTTCTATGTTTCCATCTTGATACCTACCGACGAGTTTGAAGTCATCGGTTTCTGGCGATTGCTTGTCAAAGCCGTCGTAAGTTATGGCGTAGTTCTCCTTGTAGAAGTACTCCACCTCAGCATCGACAATGCCGTCTTCGTCAATAGATATAAACACGATGTACGTGATGTCTCCGTCTTCGTATAGCATCGAATGCCAATTACCTTTCGGGGATATCGCTACCTCGTGTCTCTTGCCGTTGTGCTCAAAGCATACTAAGAACTCAGCGGCTAAGAATGTTTCTTCGGGGATAATCATAGTCATAGGGTTTCTTGTAAAAATAAGAAAAAGAGCGGGGTTTCCCCCGCCCATTTATGCCATATCAGCAAGCAGTTCGTAGACGCGTTGGTCGGTCTTCTGAAGTGAGCCTGCCATCTTAGAGGAGTCTCGGCTATCATTACGGCCGGCCTTGTGGCTAGTGTAGTGAGTCACACCCGAGAACAAGCCCCATAAGTTGTCACCTTTGTACGACATCTCACGAGTGATAGACGTTACTAGGTCACGTGCTTGGTTGAGTCGACGAGTAGAGTACTCGTCATTAGCGACGCTCCTAGTCTTCAAGATATCGACACCGACAACAGCATCTACAACCTTCTGAATCTGACGCTCGTTGGTACGTACGTCTACCATCTTGCGGAACATATCGTATAGGGTAGCATCGGCCTCCCTAATGCCCTTGATGGCACGTAGTGAGTCCTCAACGGCCTTACGCATATTCGCGGTATGTCGTACGCTATCCTTTAGGCTCCGTGATGCAGCGTTAAAGGTGTTAGAGCACGAGATGGTAACGCTAGAGGCGCCCCATCTTAGCGCAGTCGTTCCGTCGTGGCTGTTGATTGCCGTGGCGTAACGCTTTACGAGGTCACCACCTACTCTTTCATCCTCCATAGGGACTTGTAGGTATACCTTGCCACCTCCGTTGAATAAGCCTCCGCGTACTACGTCTACACCGAGTACTTGCCCTACCTCTTGGACGAGGTCGCTGAGTTCGTTGTTCTGAAATACTTCGTACTGCTGAGTGGCGGTGGTGAATACTTTCTCCGTGTCTTTGCGAACGATGCCGAAGAAACCCGACTCAGTACCCGACGGCAGGAGAAGAGGTTGCTTTTCTACATCCCAATTTAGGCCGAAGCGGTCAAGGATGTCAGCGGTGTTTTTAGCAGATACGAATGAGTTGTGTGTGTCAACGAGTTGACCGAATTGATTGATTTCCATTTTATTTGAGTTTTTAAATTAATTATTTTGATAGTCTTTCTTTAGCATTATTAAACATCTCCTCCATATTACGGAGAGACGCGGTGTCGGGAGTGTTCTCCCAATCGCGAAGCATTATCTGCTTCACGTCTTCGAATGTGCAGTCTTTCTTCATCGTCATAACGAGTGTCTCTAGTTGTACTTGGAACTCGTCTAGGTTATTGAAGAAGAAGTACTCATAGAACTGAAGGCAGAAGTCAAAGTCTTTTCCGTTCTCGTAGTACGTATGCCCAGCAAAACACACACCTATCTCGTCATACTCAAGGCGTATGGAGACGGAGTGCTTACTTGATATCTCTTTGAGCATATCGTGTGGTGGTACCCAAGCACTAGGCCCGCTTACCATAAGGATGATGTCATCCCTCTCGATATAATCTATCTCCCATCTAGGAGGCTCCGTCTCAAGACCCGTATCTCTACGTTCCTTGTGCGCTTTGAATATCTCAGCGACGGCATCTAGTTCTGAATCTTGGCCGTGTATGACTAAGAAGTTATTACATAGGTTTGGCATTATCGATTTGTTTTTGTAGTTCTTTGATTTTATCTTGAAGTTCTTTGTTGTAATCCTCAAGGGCTTTGATTCGATGCATTAAATACATTGTTTGTGAGTCTACCATTTGTTTATTTGTTTTTAAAGTGAAGTGAAAATAAGGAGCCGTGCCTCCTTATCTCACCAAACAAAATATCGTTACACGGACGATTGTACATTAGGACAATGCTGTTTTTAGTTGCTCTCGAGTCATATCTGCCTCGTCTGCTAGCCAATTTAGGAACGTGTCCACTTGATTGACACGCACTACGATATCAGTAGCAGTAGAGAACACGTTGCTAGTCTGAGCGAATACAAACCATACAGGTACAGGAGGAATCAGTTTGCCCTCTGCGATGTTCTCGAAGAACTCGTTAAAGTCCCACTTCCACTTTACGTCATCCCACGAGCCTGTAGACCACCCATTGGCGATACACTCGTATCCATCAGCAAGTTCTACGTTTACATACCCACGCCAAGCGCTAGTAGACTTCCACTCTGCACTCTTGATGCATTGCGGTGGCCCGTCAACTTCCTCGCAGTCTTCATAGTCTCGAGTCTTGTCTAGGCTATAAGCGTAGTCGGTTCTGACTAACTGCTCATCAAGATTGTACTCGTACACCTTAACTGATGACTCCCAATGAGAGTAGTAGCAGTCCTCGCATAGCACGTTGTCTTCCTTGTCATAGTTGGAATAGTCGTTCTCTGAAATCTCGTAGTCGCAGTTACTGCATTTATTAGTTTCCATCTTCTGATTCTTTTATGGTGATAAGCGCAGACTTGAGGTCTTCGCCTAGATTAATTATTTGACGTTCTATGATTGTGAAATCAATAAGTTTGTTGAGCGTTGAGTCATCATTCGCTTCTTTAAACTTTACTGCACTCCGCAAAAAGACAGCATAAGATGCTAGCAAAGAGCGCATACTTGTATCTTCGATGCTATCTGCAAATTTAGCAAGCATTTGAGGCTTTGAGTCTTTCTTCGGCTTTCTACCTCGGATATGCTTTAGGTCGTGGTCGGCCACATACCAACCGCATCCTTCCCTTATAGTAATACCCTCGTTGTTACCTTTGTGCCCATTCACATCCTCGTCAAACTCAATGAGAAACGATGTCTCTGATTCGGCAAAGACTATCGTTGCTTGTTTGCCGATTGCCTCGGGCGCACTTGGTGCGCTTGTCGCACTTCTAGGATTATAGACCACGCGGTCTCCAGTTTTAAATGTTTTCATAATTTCTATTTGTTTATAATTGGTGTTCGGTAATGTATAGTCGGATGGTTTGGTAGTCATCTACCTCAACAAAGTATTCGGACTCTTCATCGCAGTATACTTGTTTGATTTCGTGCCTTTCATTTATTGACTTCTTAGTTGAGTCAAAGAAGTACTGCGCTGCACTTTTTGCGCCAAAGGCTTCGTGGTCATTAAGGTCGAGGTCGGAATGAGTCTCGTGAAGGATGTAGAATTTCATAGTTGTTATTGTTTATTAGTTATTGAATCGTAAACCAATCTTCGTCCATATTGAACTCATCGATTTGTGCTTGACTAACGAACGCTTCGCAGTACCACGAATCGCCTCCGTCACTATTGCTAGTTAGGTCTGCCGATACGTTACTACCTAGCAAGGTTTCCCACTCACGGGTGAAGTCGTTAAGGTCTTCCTCAGTTCCGACAAAGTATGTCCACACTCGAAGTTCATTTGCTTCTTCGTGGCCTCCCTCCATCACTACTATATTGCCTAACTCTAGCACTTTCTTGAGTTCTTCCTCACTAGTAATTAGCGCCTCATTCAGTTCATCATTAAGTTCAAATAGTTCTACACTATTGGTTGCCCATAGAGCCAAGGCTAGGTCGGTTACGTTTACGAATGTGAATCCGTCTTCAGTTTTAATTATTCGATTTTCCATAGTTTCTATTTGTTATTGATTAAAGTTCTAAAACTGCTAGTGAAAGGTTGCCCTCTCGGTCAAACCATCCCTCCTTGATTAAGGCCGTGGCGGTACGACCATAGTGGCCTTGAAGTTCCCAAGCCAATCCACTACGGACTAGGTCGGCAAACAGGCATACAACCTCTTGGTCGTTGAGTTCGCCTTGTTCGTATGCGATGATGTTCGCGATTTGTGATGTGCTGTTCATACTGATTATCTATTTGGTTAAGATGCCTCACGGCATTTCGGGTATTGAACCCTCGTCAGTTAACCTGCCACTCAGTAAGCGTAGTCCAACCGAATGCCGTCACGATACCGCGACGCTGAAGTTGTTCTAGCACTTTGTACTCTTTAGTGGTATCTGCACCCAAGACAGACTCTACGCTATAAAAGGGTATGTCGGTTGCGATTCCGTCAACATACTCGCGGAAAAAGAAATTGTAAGTGTTCATATTGTTTGGTTTTGAATTGATAAAAGAAAATTTGAGAGGGCGTTTGGTCTCGAACCAACGGCAACTAAATTGCTACGCCCCCAATTGAACATCAACTTAGGGGTACCTTATCGTGTCGTTATGTGCAGTGATGCCGTGGTTCCACCGCAACGAGGTTGTCAGTCCTAAGAAGCACTAAGGAGCAGATGAACATCGTTGTATCCGTGTAGCATACGTTCTAAGAACTCATACGACCAAGGTCGCTCCGCTACACATCCACAAACCCGAACTCCATCACCACTCAGTAGCCGTACGTACATCAAAGTGCCGTGCGGTCATCTACCTAGTCGTGCGGAACTCCGCTCGCTTAGTGGTCACTATGGTTATGGGTTCAAGCCCCAAGGCACGCTTTTCGCTTACCATCTTCCTCGGCCCGCCTTACGGCTTCGTCCTCGAGGTGACCTCAACTCGTTTCCCTATTTGGGCGCAGTCGGTCGGTGACACTGCAATACTACAACAATCTAGATACGTTTGTCAAGCGTTGTTCAAAAGATAATTGTAAGATGCTGAGAATCAACGAGAAAAATTTCCACTCTGAGTTATAATGTGTCTCTCTCGCGTGTCATATTAATATACTAGCAACCGAGAACATAAGCCTAGCCTAGCAAACATCTACCGCTCTAGTATGCATTGAGCGTAGTGGGGGGATGTGGGTTGAAGTGGGAGTAAGTGAGAGTGCTTAGGGGTAAGGTGTGGGGATTGTTGGAGGGTTCTGAGGTACTCGAACCGCAACCCGAAACTAGTTGGCGATAGGGTAGGAGCGAGGCCTACGACCGAGCCAATTAACATAATATATATTATAGGATACTTTGGGACACCGATTGCAACTCCGATACTAGAGTGAGCAGTAGTAAAGGTAGTAGTACGTCCTAGTATGGCTACCAAAACGCTAAAACATTGCAACTGAATCATTTGACGCGGAGGGGCATACGTTCAGCATTCCGTTTCGGTTCTTGGTTTGTAACGCTATTATAGTACGATAATCCCCACGGTACGTATAACTCAAACCAGAAATGCGATAACCGCATCCCGGAAGATTGCGTAAGTCTGTTCAACACATATGCTTGTCCTTTGCAATGTGAACAGATTCTTATGCTATTTCCCGGAAGCGCATAGTTGCGCCTTTGCAAACGGAGTAAAAGTTAGAGCCTTGTTTGCAGTATCCGAATCAAGCTTTGGCCGGCTCCTTTTGCGCGGGGCGGTTTGGCCGCCCGCTTTTTCCGCCGTCTTAAGCGTCTTATTCGTTTTCGGTATTAGAAGCTTTGCAGTCTATTAAGAGGAAGCTCTGCTTTAGCGAAGTTATAGTTAAAAATCGACATTAGCAAGTTTTTTACACACACTTATAATATTCGTTATCAATTAGTTGACTAATAACCTACTAATTTAGTATGTGTTTATTCTGCCTAAAGTGAGTCCTGGGACTCCAAGAACATACGAAAATGGGTTTTCTCGTCCACCATAATGGGTATCCTTCCGTGTATCTTATCTAGGTATCTTTTTACTACTCTTCTTCCTGCTATGCTGATGTTGAATCTAGCTGTTTGTTTGTTGTTGCGTGCTGAGATGATTGGAAGGTCGTAGTCTTGAGCTGGGGAGTATTGCTTTAGGTGACCGCCATCTACCATAGGTTGTACTACCATATCCATAAAGTTGTCGAACCGTCCTGTATAACCGAACGCACACATAGTATAGCGTATCGAGAATATCTCCAGGTCGTATACGAAGAACAGGAACATAAGCTGTCTCTGGTCTATGTTATAGCTGTTCTTAGCGTCTATGAACACGTGGTTCAACAGCTTCAGTATATTGTACTGGTCGTGGACAAGGTCCTTACGCTCTCTGTGCTCGTCGATTCGTTTTGCTTGAAGCTCTGCCATACGGCGTAGTTTCTCACTACGAGAGGGTTTCTTTCTGTAGCTCGGCATATTGTATTGAATTATCTCGTAAAGATACTATGTTTATTTTTGCGGTATGAAACTAAGTAACTATGTATCGCTGTCTGAGGTCACTAAGAGTGATACTGCCGCCCGTCGCGGAATCAGCAACGAACCCACACCAGAACACCTAGAGAACCTAAAGACAATCTGTACTGAGGTATTCGATAAGATACGTGAGCACTTCGGTGTTCCTATCTACATCTCTTCGGGGTACCGGTCTGCCGCATTGAACAAGGCTATTGGAGGAAGTTCTACCTCTGACCATAACCTAGGAAGGGCTTTAGACCTGGACCAAGATTTTAGGTCTAACGGCATCACCAATATGGATGTTTTTAAATTCATTAAGGACAACCTAGAGTTTGACCAGCTCATCTATGAGTTTGGAAACAGCAAGAACCCCGACTGGGTTCACGTTGGATATCGTAAGGGAGCCAACAGGAAGCAGATACTTATAGCCTATAAGGACGGCGCTAAGACAAAATACAAAGCATTTAAATAATATCTTTGTAACTATGAAAGCAAAGAAAAGCGTTTACCAATCAGGCGGAAAGATGCCTGTTGGGGCTAAGAAGAAGATGACCGATATGGAGATTGCCAAGGCAAACCGTATGCAGATGCTCACCGAGGAGCGTAACACTATTCGTAAGTATGACCCAGACGCTCTAGCTGCCTTTGACCGCGACCTAAAGACAAAAGGATATATGGTTAACAAGAAGCCTACCAAGAAGATGTCCGAAGGAGGCAAGATGGATACGTATGGTATGGGTGGTAAGATGAAGAAGTATCTTGCTGGTGGCCAAGTGAAGCTTGACAAGAACAAGGACGGAAAGATTTCCGGAGAGGACTTCAAGATGATGAAGAAGTACCAGATGGGCGGCCAGATGCCCGTTGAAAAGAAAGATAGTTTCGTAGGTAAGGGTCTATACCCAAAAGACCCCACAGCTAAAGGCGGTCCAACTGAACTTGAAATCCTTGAGCAACTTACTTGGGATAAGTCTGTGGAGGCTCTAAAGCGCCGTGGTGTATCTATGGCAGACCAAGCTCCAGCCTCTAAAAAGATTCTTGGACAAGGAAACAGAAACATCCTTGATAACAACTACGAGCTGGCTCTTAAGAAAGCTAAGGAGTACGGCGTATACGACGAAGCTCGTCAAGAAGCCGTTAAAGAATACCGAAGCAAGAAGCCAAGCGCCGGTGGACAGAAATAAAAGAGGGGGCTAGGCCCCCTTCTTTATTTGATATCTGTTCCGTACTCGGTGCTGATGCAGAGATTACCGTCTTTCTTTTTACTCTTGAAAACAATCACTACTGTTTTCGTATTTGGATTCCAGTAGTAGTCTGGGTCAATCTCGTTGAACCCGCTAGCTTTAAGCTGTTGTCGATTCACGCTCCACTGCTTTACCGTCATAATACGTGACTCGATACTATCTGGTGCTAGGTACCATTCTTTTTCCCCATCCATAACCCACTTAGCGTATTCGTCGGTATTGATTACGCACTTGTACTTGTGGTCGTAATCCTCTCGGTCACCGAGGAATGTGTTTTGAGCGAATAGGCTTCCAGAAAAGAGTAGTGCTGCTGCGATTAAATGTTTCATTGTTGATAAGTTGTTAGTTTCTTATACAAGTATACGACATTGAAACAGCTTTGTCAATAGTGTAATGAAATATTTTTTATTTTTGTAGGATGAGAGCCATCAAGAAGCAGGACGTACAGGTAAGAGGGTACAGTGATGGCTCGCCCCACCGCACACGAAAGTATATCATCATTGATGGGGATACCATCGATATGTCTAAGACTGGGATGACACTGAGGTTGATTCCTAATGTCGGGGATGAGAAGATTGCTGAACCGTACTCTGGGAAGCATACCTTCCCCGGAGCTACGTCTGTAAAAGAAGTACCTTTACGACGATAAAAAACAAACAGCTATGAAAGCCAAGAAATACAACTACGGTGGAAAGATGGATGAGTCAAGCGAGGAGATTGAAATCAAGTCAATGGACTTGATGGAAGCTGTTAAGCAGTTGCAAGCAGCTGTTAAAGCGGGCTCACAAACTCCTACTCATTACAAAGTAAAGGCTTGTTTCTACGAAGGTGAAGAATGATGTTTTAATGGGGTACGTTTTCCACTACAATCCTTATAAGGAAATGTGGGCTGCTATTCCTCGTGAAGCGTACCTCGACTACTTCAACGGCATCTACGACCGCACCACGTTTCATCAGAGCGTAAAAGAACTCGTTAAATACACAAGTACTAATGGCTAAGTCATCGAAGAAGCGTCTTAAAAGCGGGCGCGGAGTAAAAAAAGTGAGCGCAAAGCGCTCGATAGTCGGCGTTCGTAACTTAGCGATTATAAACAAAATTGCTTATGAAAGCTAATAAGAAATCTAACAAGGTGATGGTCGCTGCCCCGGAGGGTTATCACTGGATGATAGAAAAGGGCCGTTACTTCCTTATGGAGCACGAAGGTAAATTTGTACCACACACCGGCGCATCCCTAGAGGCGGCGTTCAGAATAAAGAAAGCACACTGATGAAAGCGAATAAGAAAATAATTAAGCGTGCCGACGGTTCGTACTCGCCCCGAGGTTTGTGGGACAATATCCGAGCCAATAAAGGTTCTGGTAAAACTCCAACTAAAGAGATGCTCGAACAAGAAAAGAAGATTCGTCGTGAAAGCAAGAACTAAGACATCTGCATTCTACAAGGATAACCCAGAATCTGCTGAGAAACGCCGGGAGTACCAGCGTGAGTATAACAAGACAGAAGAGCGAAAGAAGTACCGGGCCTACTTAAATAAAAAGAACCGGGAAGCTGGAACCTACGGTAACGGCGACAAGCTTGACGCATCACATACCAAGAAGGGTGGGATAGTGTTCGAAGCACAAGGTGCTAACAGGGCAAGAAACCGCTCAAAGAAGTAAAGTATCTTTGTCTTAGTTTAGTAACTAATAAAAATTAGGATATGGAAGAATACGAATCTAAAGAGTTCTATAGGGAGCTCCGTGAGCGATACGACGACATCCAAAATTTTATCTCTGAGCGAGATAAGGATGGTGAGTTCTTTACCCTTATGGCGGTAGGACGATATGTAGAAGGCGAGGTCGACGACTCAATAGAGATGTCGTTCGCCACAAACATCGGCGACGAAGAAGAACTCGACGATATAATGAATTCGTTATACACATCCATAAACACAAAGCTCGACGAGCCAAAAAGTGTAAACTACTGGATTCGACTCTTCGGAGGAGACCCAGACAAATACCTAAACTAAATGAATATAATAAGAAAACTAATCATCGGGCAAAACCCGAAGGACGCCCTGGCCTATCTATTAGATATGAAGGCAGGAGCTGGAACCGTATCGGTCATAGAGTTCGATGAGCGTACATACCTAAAGAACGGCCAACGCTGCTACAACATATATATCACTAGCCCCAATGGCACTATGCTATGGAAGCGCGTTGAGAATATGCCGACACTAGCAGAGTACGACTGTCACTTCGAGTAACGGAGTAAAACCCTAATAATTTTATTGGAATTTAATATGAAACCACTTAATCACTTTATCGTTGAGCTACCAAAGAAGTTCAAGGACACCATTGAAATCGCAGGCAAGACGCTATACCTGGCATCTAAGTTTGACGAGTTCGCCAACAGAATTACATCTGGAAAGATACTGGGCGTACCAGAGCGTGTTGACACCGGAGCCAAAGTAGGCGACACTATCTACTTCCATCATCACGTTGTGATGAACACATCTTTTGAAATTGAGAAAGGGCGTTACTTAGTTATGTACGACCCTAAAGGAGCTTACGGTAACCACGCCGTTGCTTATAGGAATGAAGAGGGTATGCATATGCTCGGAGACTGGGTATTCCTCCGTGAGATAAAAGAGAAGGAACTAAGCTCAGATGTCATAATCTTGATGGATGAGGAGAAGCGTCAGCGACGCGGAGTCATAGCGTTTGACCATCCCGGTCTGTTGGCAATGGGCGTAAAGGCCGGTGACACCGTCGGATACGGCGCCTCGGCAGACTACGATATGGAGGTCGACGGAGAAAATATGTTGCGTATGCTTTTACAAGAGATTCTATATGTCGAAGAGGCCAGTTAAGTTCACTACCATCGTCGCGTCTCAGAATCTCATCGAGGCGATGGAGCAGGCTATACATAATATGACTGAGGAGCTGAAGAAGCCTGTAGACCCAGAGCTAAATGGTTCCGCCAGAAAAGCTGAGCTTGCCGCGCTGAAGGAAACCGCATTAGCCTGTAAAGAACTTATCATAGAAAGGCAGAGGCTCGAGCAGCTTGTCGCCGACCTAAAGAACACCGATATCATTGCTGAGCATTCTGACTTTGCTGGTGGATTCGCGGAGAGATACCGTAAGTAATGGCAGGTATAAAAGACATAGAAGGATACGATGACTTCGTTATCAATATATGTCCGGACGGGACGGGTGAAGAAATTATAGAGATTTCACGTCTTTACATCCAGCTTCCTGAGATGCCAGACGACAAACAGATTCTATTTAACGAGCTTCCCACTGACCAACAGTATTGGCGTAGGCTTTCCGTTCCTAAGGAGCTTGAGAGAATTCGCACTATGGACGAGTGGTCCGAGGCCCCTAAGGAGTTTCGAGATAAGTTCACACCTTACATAGAACGTGAGTTCTCGAGAAGAAAAAAGGGGTTGTGGTTTTATAACAACGGGACACCGACGTATATCACCGGACACCACTATATGCTGTTGCAGTGGAGTAAGATGGATATAGGATACGCAAGTTATCTTGACTTTCAAAGAAAGCTATTCATACACTACGCGGCCTGCGAAGCCGACCCCCGATGCATTGGACAGGTATACGTTAAGTGTCGCCGTTCTGGATATACCAATATATCCGCTTCTATACTTGTGGACGAAGGCACGCAGGTGGCAGAGAAGCTTCTAGGAATTATATCAAAGACAGGTAAGGATGCTCAGGACAACGTCTTTATGAAGAAGGTGTTTCCTATGTTCCGTAGCTATCCATTCTTTTTTAAACCAGTACAGGACGGAACCACTAACCCCCGTATGGAGCTAGCGTTCCGTGAGCCATCCCAGAGAATCACGAAGAACAACAAAGCTGTTATGATGACCCAGGCACTGGATACCGTCATCAACTGGAAGAACACAGTAAACAACGCCTACGACGGTGAGAAGCTACACACTCTGTTTCTTGATGAGGCTTCAAAGCTAGAGAACCCATTGGATATAAATGAGTTATGGCGTATTCACAGGACCTGCCTTATCGTTGGAAAGAAGGTCGTCGGTAAGGCCCTCGTCGGCTCTACAGTTAATCCGCTCGATAAAGGAGGTTCAAACTATAAGAAGCTATACTACGATTCAGACCCCAAGAAGCGTAACGACAACGGAAGAACAAAAAGCGGTCTTTATAAAATATTCATACCAGCACACGAGGCCCTAGAGGGGTTCTTTGATATACACGGCATACCGATAGTAAACGACCCCGATAAAGCTACAAGCACTATGGAGGGAGACATCGTGAAAATAGGAGCTAAGACCTATCTGAATAACGAAAGGAAGGCGCTGATGAGCGACCCCTATGAGCTAAACGAAGTAATACGCCAGTTCCCTTGGACAGAAGAGGAGGCTTTTCGAGACTCCACAAAGACATCTCACTTTAATATATCTAAGATATACGAGCAGCTGGAGCACAATAGCAGTCTCTTCCCCAATCCGGTGATACGTGGTAACTTCATATGGGCTAACGGCCAGCAGGATACTAAAGTGGTTTTCAGTCCAGACCCTAACGGTAAGTTCCACGTGTCTTGGCTTATGCCGTTTGAGGAGTCTAACAAGCAGTTAATACAGGGCGGTAAGCGCTCACCGGGTAATGTACTACTGGGCGTCGGAGGTGTAGACTCCTATGACATCGATGAAACAGCAGACGGTCGTGGCTCCAAGGGCGCTCTCCATCTTTTTAACAAGTTCAATATGAACTATCCTAGCAATAGGTTTGTAGTGGAGTACGCGGAGCGACCAGAGCTAGCTCGTATTTTTTACGAGGATGTTCTCCTGACTGCTGTATACTACGGATACCCACTGCTAGTGGAAAACAACAAGTATGGTATCGTGCGATACTTTGAGTCACGAGGATATGATAACTATATTATGGATAGACCTCAACATCTAACGCCCCCTAACCAGCGCGGCAGCGTCCGTACAAAAGGCGTTCCTTCTAACTCACAAGAGTTCATACAGGCCCACGCTCACGCTATTGAGGCATACCTCCACGAGCATATAGGATATCGACCTGATACAGACGAGCACGGTAAAATGTATTTTAATAGGACACTACAGGATTGGATAGGATACAAGATTAGCGACCGTACTAAGTTTGACTTAACGATTAGTTCTGGTCTTGCGCTGCTCGGTGCTCAGACAATAGTAAAGGAGAAAAGGCTAAGCGACACAACTGATAAGGTATTCTTCAGGCGCTACAAGGCGCGTTTCTAATTGCTTTATATTTGCCGTTGAAAGCATAATATGCTTATATAAAGGAATTACTATATGTACAACGGGAAAAATCCTCATCCCATTAATAATTTTCCTGACCCGCTTGCATCATATGATGTCAAGCAGTCAAAGGATTACGGTCTTCAGTATGCGAAAAGCATAGAGACACAATGGGGTCGACCTGAGGACGATGGTAGCTTATTTCGTCGTAGACTCAAGGAGTTCGAGCAGAATAGAGACTACGCCAACGGCACCCAGGATACTGCTATATACAAACAGATTCTTAATTCACTAGACCCAAACAACGGTGATGGAACGCTACTTAACATCGACTGGTCTCCAGTGCCGATTGTACCGAAGTTCGTTAAAATTGTCGTAAACAAAATTCTGTCGCGTAACCCATATCCAAACATAGAGGCTGTTGACCCACTTTCAGTATCTCAGAAAGAAAAGAAAAAAGCGGAGGTAAAAGCAGGGGTAGAGCTTAAGCCATTACTCAGTGAGCTTGAAGGTCTAGGTGTTAGAACTGGATATGACGTACCTTCATTACCAGATACCCTAGAAGAGGCAGAGATTTTTCTTGACACAAACATCAAGATTGCTAGTGAGATAGCCACACAGATTGCTACAGAGCTCACGCTAAGCTGGAACGAGTTCGGTGAGCGCATCTATCGACGTTGTGTCGATGACCTAGTGTCTATCGGTATGGCAGTCGTAAAGCGTGAAAATGACCCTAACTACGGAATCGTAGAGAACTATGTAGACCCTGCATACTTTATACACAGCCACACCGACGACCCTAATATGTCGGACCTTATCTACGCAGGGCACGTACGTCGTATGAGTATTATGGACCTCAAGCGTCAAGCTGGAGACCAGTTTACAGAAGACGAGTATCAGAAGCTCGCTACGATGGTACAGAATCGGTATAGCAACAATTCATCAGGACTAAACCAGTCGTACTATGACAAGAATTTGCAGTCCGTATCTTATGGATATGACGAGTTTATAATAGAAGTACTTGAGTTTGAGTACCTTAGTGTTGACGATGTATACTTTGAGGAGAAAGAGTCACGCCACGGCAACGTAGGATTTTACTATAAGGGCTTTAAGTATGAGGCCGCCCGCGAAAGCGTATATGACCGCAAGCCTTACCGTATGCAAACGGCTACCGTATATGGCGGTAAGTATATCATCGGAACTAGTTTTCTCTTCGACTACGGCGTAAAGAAAAATATACCTAGGAACGTACACGACTTAACTCGTGCTCGTCTTAGCTACAGCGTAGTGGCGACCAACTTGCGTCGTATGATTCCTAAGTCTATGGTTTCAATGGTGAAGAGCTTTGCTGACCAGCTGCAAATCACTCACCTTAAGATTCAACAAGCTATAGCCAAGGCTAAGCCTGATGGTCTTATGATTGACATCGAGGGACTCGAGAACGTACAGCTAGGCCGTGGCGGAGAGCTTCAGCCTCTCGACATCCAAGACATCTACGAACAGACGGGTATCTTCTATTACCGCTCTAAGAATCCCGAAGGAGGATTCCAGAACCCCCCGGTCCGTGAGATTAGCAATCAGATTCGCAACATCAACGAACTTATTTCTTTGTACAACCACTACCTGCGTATGATTCGTGACGCGACAGGACTCAACGAAGTGGTAGACGGAAGTACTCCAAAAGGTGAACAGCTAGTGGGAGTCAGACAGCAAGCCATTGAAGCATCTAATAATGCTACTTACGACATTACTAATGCCGCTATGGTTCTATTCAAAAAGGTATGCGATGACATAGTGCGATGCTTGCAGATTATTCCGAAGGATAGCGTTTTATACCGCACATACGAACAAGCCCTTGGCAGCAGCAGTATGGATGTAATATCTTCGTTTGCAGACCTACCTATGTATAACTTCGGTGTGCGCGTGGTCGCAGAGATGGAAGATATGGATAAGGCTTACTTAGAGTCCAATATCCAGCAGTCTTTACTACAAAAAGAGATTGACCTCGAGGACGCTATTGCTATACGTAGGCTTAAAGATGTAACGCAGGCCGAGCAGTTGTTAATTGTACGTCGTAAGAAACGACTAAAGCAGCAGCAGCAGCTGGCGCAGCAAAACTCTCAGATGCAAGCGCAGGTAAATGCTCAGGCAGCTCAGTCCACAAGCCAAGCTAGAATGCAGGAGGAACAGATGAAGGCTCAGCTTGAAGCTCAGAAAATTCAGGTAGAGGGTCAGATGAAAGCTCAGTTGCTACAGATTGAGTACGATTTGAAGATGAAACTCGCTGACTTACAAGGTCGTTACGGCTTGCAGCAGCAAGAAATTGAATCTGGTGTGCGTACTGACCTCGAGACAGAGCGTGAAGACCGAAAGGACTCCCGCGTTAAGAAGCAAGCCATTGAGCAAAGCAAGCTCATCTCCCAGCGCACGGGCCAACGCGGTGAATTACAGGAAGAAAACGACGAAGACTTTGTAGCCTCACTCCTTTCTAACGCTTAATTAAAAAAGGTAAATTTGCACTATGGCTTCATCATCTTGTTCTACCACCAACACTGTAAACCTCGACAACGCTCAGAGGGTGGACATCATCTGCAGAAAGGGTGATACCTTCTCTATAGAGGTAGACTTCTATGATGCCAACAACCAGCCTATCAACCTCACTACCTACGCGTGGAAGATGGAGGTCTCCGAGAGCGACACGTCGGCATCACCTGTCCTTGACGACACGGACTTCAGCTACAGTGGTAACAGTACAGGAACGCTTTTTGTTACCGCTACCGCCAACACAATGCTAACGATTCCTGCTGGTCTGTATGTATACGGACTCCAGAGCAATGTTGCCGGAACCGTCAAGACGTGGCTTCTTGGCTTATTCACTGTTAACGAAGACGTCGTAGACTAGTATGGGAGCTATAGTAGTAAGGGATACGGGTAACACGGTTACGGTAACGGAAGTTGCCGGAAGCTCTACTGTTGTCACTGAGAAGGGCAATAGCGTAACGGTCACCGGTGTCATCGGCGGCGTAACCCAGGATGCCAACTTCGTATATGTGCAGGCCTCCCCTTCCGCTTCGTGGGTCATAAACCACAACCTTAACAAATACTGCTCCGTAACGGTGGTAGACTCTGCCGACAATATTGTTTATGGAGAGGTTTTATATAATTCACTAAATCAAGTAACCCTAACATTTTCCGGAGCCTTCAGTGGCGAGGCATTTTTCAACTAAGCTATGGCTATTAAGTATCTATCAAAAATTTTAGCGACAGCAGCTCTTGACTTAAACAAGACAGAACTGCAAAACGCCG